TTACCTGGTGGTCCAAGTTCTACATCTCTGTAGAAACCAGATACTTGTTGTTTTCTTAATTCGTTTTCAGATATTTTTATTGTGTGTATTACCGCTTCCGCATCATCAATACTTGTTGCAGTGTATGGAACAATTAATTCATCTGCAGGTACAAACTTAGATACTGCTCTTCCAAGTGGCACATCGTAGTAAACTTTTTTAAATGTAGAACCTGCAAGTGGTAAATGAAATAACATAGAATCAAACTCTGCTTCGTACTCTTGCATTTGATCCATAATTAAATAGTTCATGAAATCTTTTACACGACCAGCTTGTTGTTCTGTTTGTGGATTCTTAACACCAATAACTTGTGTTCTAACTGGTCCATCTGCTGGTAATAATTCTTTGTATGCTTGTGCTTGGAACTGTGTAACAGCTTCAGCAAGAACAGGGTGTGTTGCACCAGATGCTCCTTGAAAAGGTTCTGTTCTGTTTTCGTATTTAAATCCTAGTAAGTCAAGCCCCTCTGTGTATCCTCTCTCCCAATCTTTTCTAGAAGATTTGTAATCCATATAGTTTTGAACCATTTCGTTTCCAACTGGTTCTAAAACATCGTCTGGTAAAATATCTGCTAGGTTATCGAAGTGTGATTCTGTTCCCGGTATATTTATAGCTCCCGGTTCAAAGTCTAAAGTTGCACCACCATCTTCTTCAGGTATTACCTCTACTGGTGGTTTATCTACTATCTCTTCCTCAACACTAACTTCTTTGATTTCCTCTTCTGTAGGAATGTCAACTTTAGTTCGAGTGTTAGGGAGTCCTTTTTCTATATCTGCCATTTATACTCCTATATTCTCTTAACACGTTTCATTAGACCTTGCAACCCTTGTGAGTTTGGTCCTGATGCTGGTGGGGGTCCTGAATCTACACCAGCTAGTTTAGCTATACCGCCACCTGCAAAAAATGCACCCGGTTGTTGAAGTCTTAAATTTTGTATATCTAGATCACTTACAGGGGCACTTTGAACATATCCCCGGCCTAAATTAAATCTCTCTAAATCCCTGTCGCTTAAATTTTGTAAAGTATCACTCAATATTGCTCTTTGAGATGGTTGTGGTTCATACTGAGGTAGTCCAATTTTAGATGCAAATGGTATTACTCTACCTTGTAATAAATTTTTTGCACCTTGTGTTAATTGATCAAACGTTTGATAAAAGCCTTCTCCCATGCTTCCAGCAGTAGTATCAACCTGTCTTTTTTGAGTAGGAGCAGCCATAATTTTTTCTTGTTTTAATTTTTCTAAGGCAACATCTTGCATGTCAAAAAAAGGTTTTGTAAATTCTTCTTGTGTAATATTTTCTCTTCCTCTACTTATAGCCATAGGTGAGGCACCCACAGTATTTTTTATAATATCTGAAATGTTGCCAGATAAATCAGCATATTCTATTTCTGCTCTTTTTGTGTATGCATCAAAATTTTTTTTAAGATTATCTGCTCTTTGTTCCTCTCCTGCTTCAATTAAATTTACATATTCATTTTCAAAATTTTTTTTATTTTGAAAATAACTTTGATTCAAAATATTAAGATCATAAGCAGAATCAAAAGCTCTAGAATCTATTCCCATAGATTCTGCTACTTTTTTTAATTCTTCCATGTAAGCTTTATTTTTATAAGCTCCTAGTGTTCCACTTTCCAGTGCGCCAGCTGCAGCTTCTTTTTCAGATACCCCTTTTGACATTCTGTTAGCCTTATCTATTTGATAAAATAAAACTTCTGGTAATAAAAAACCACCTGCACCAGCCACTGCTTTTCTAGCACCTGGACCTAGTCTTTTATACATTGAAGGTAAATCTAAAGAACCAACTGTTACAGCTTCTCTTGTTGGTGGTTGTAGTCTTCCTAAAAATTCTTTTTGTTTTAAATCGTATTTTTTAATTGCATTAATTTGTTCTGGTCTAAATTTTGTTGCTTTTAATTTTTCAACGTCAAAACCTTTTGTAGCAGTATCATACATTTCTTGGGCTGCTAAAGTTTTATCTTTAGCATATCTATTTACATTTCCAAAAGGAGTTCTTTCAGATTTATCTACAAATTTAAATTTTTTACCCTCAAAATTTAAACCATAGTCTCCCATATAATTATTAGAAACTTTATTAAAATCATTAAGAAGAGTTTCCATTTGTAATCTTATAAAAGGTTTTCTACTCTTGGGTGAGTTTTCATATTTTTGAATTAACTTAATCATTGGTTTATCAAAAGCATTAAATTTAGCTGTGTTAAATTCAGCATTACTAAATTGACCTTGTAATAAATAATCTCTTGGAAAATAAGTCCAAGTCTTTCCAAATTTTTTTGCAACTTTGTGTTCAAAAATTACGTTTCCAAAAAGATTGTTAAAACCTTTTTCACCAAGAATTTTATCCATTTCATCAACCCAAGCTTTTGCCGATGCTTGTCCTAATTCTACTTTTTTCCAACCATTAACAACTTTTTTTATTTCATTGGGTTTTAATTGATAAATTGTTCCAAAAGCATCTGGATTTGTTTCTAATCCTCTAATTATATTTTTCATGTAATTAGAGTTCATATTTAAAGCAGAATACATGGATATAGCTTTGGAGGATATTCCGCTGTTTTCTAAACTTGTTCTAAAAATACCTCTACCCAGTAGACCAGGATCTTCAGTTGTTCCAGGTAATATGTCAAAATTATTTAAATATTTAAATTTCCCTTTTAATTTTAATTGTAATGCCTCTTCAACTGTTGCGGTAAAAACTCCTTTTTCACTCATCATATTTTTCATATCTAAAAATTCTTTTTCAATTAAATCAAAAGAATTTTTTAAATTTTTAACAACTTGAGGATTATTTTGAACCATAGCAGCTTTAAATAATTCAGCTTCTGAATAACCAGGTAAAAAGGTAAAAAAATTTCTGTTTGTTCCGTACGATGTAATTTTATTTTTAGAATCATTTAAAACATTTAAAGTAATTCTTCTTCTTTCGTTTTGTTTACCACCACCTAAACTAGCTTCCGAAAATAAAGATGCTTCTGATAAATCTTTTACTTTAAATTTTGTTTTAAAAGCATTAATAAATTTATTGGGATCTGTGTATTTTTTTGAATTAGTTGCAATCCAATTTAATTGTTTAAATCTGTCAGGAGACATTGTTTTGCTCCCAACATTAACGGTATCAATATTTATTTTATTTTGTTTAACGTCTGATTTTATTTGACTAAAACGATTACTTAAATCATTTTTATCAAACCATTTTTTTATTTCTAATTCTGATTTTTTATCTAAGTCAGGAATATCAAAATCGTCTCGTTGATTTAAATATTCTTTAAAAGTAGACAGTTGGTCCTCATCTAAAGGTGATCTTACAAAAGTTGTTCTATCTTTACCTTTTATATTTTTCACAGATTTAACTTTAGCATACCCAGGTCTTGACCCATCAGCACTTGGTTTTACTAACATACCACCATCTGCTTTTGCGTTTTTAAATCTTTCTTGAGCTTCTTTAAACATATCTCTAGTTAAAGTTTTTTCAGGCACTGGTGCTTGACTTGCAGGAAAAACATCTGGAAGATCTGGCTTAACTTTTTTAGCTCTTGTTAGGTACTCCATTACTAATTTAAATCTTGAGGGGATCATTATTCTCCTAACATCATTGCAACGCCACCAGACGCTAATCTACCTCTTGCAATTTCTTCTAAAGTTCTTTGATCAAGATTACCACCACCTTGTCCTACTTCCTCTACAATTTCTTGAATACTTTCTGGCTCGATACCATCTTCAACATCTTTCATCTTACCTTCTGGATCTGGTCTGACTGTAACTTCTTCATATTCATCAGGCGGTGTTTTACCTTTTGTCATTTCATCAGCTTGACCTTTTCTAAGCACCATAACTTCTTCTTCGTTTCCTTTTCTTTTTACGATTGTCATATCACCTGTCGTTAGATCTTCTTGTAGTGAATAATTTTTATAGTCAATTTCTCTAACTCTTTCTCGTGGACCTAATTTTGACTCTTTGCCTAACACTTTAATTTTTGCTGCTAAATCAAAAAAGTATTCTGGTGGTTGTC